CATCCATCAAATTCTCTTGGACGGTGTTGAAGGTAGCCCACAAGCTGTTTCCGGCATCCTCTGGGCGATTCAGCAGCAGCAACTGTGAGGGTTCCGGCATGATATCTTCGGGCTTGTTCCAGCGGATGCGAGCCGCAGCAATTGCGAACTCGTTCGCCTGTTCGGGCGTGAGTTGCACGGCGTTCCAGCGTTCGACCGTTTCATGCATGGCATCCATGCGCGAGCGGAACTGTGCGATAACGCGGTGCGCCTCTTCGACGCTGAAAGCCGCATTGTGGCGCACGCTGAATTCGCCAACGCTCCCCGTCGAGATCATCAGACCGTTCGAGCACACGAGCGCGTACATACCCGCGAGCACCTCGAAACGGCTAGCGCCATTGTGGGAATTGATGATGTGAATGCGCGGGAAGATGCCTCGTCCGGTGACCTTCGAGCGCGGATCCTGAATCGCAACGGCGTTGCGGTCTTGGAATTCGACTTGGTGCAGTCCGAAGGATTGCGAGCGAGTCATCCGAGCCTTGGGAGCGCGGATCTTGACAACGCCCCAGCCATTGGCTTCCATGCTCTCGATCACTTCGACCGTGGGGACGAAGCGATAGCGATCCGAGCGGAGGCCGTCATGGGTGGTGGCGAGGGCGGAGGGAACGGTGGCCGCGATGGTGTCGCGGTCGAGGAAGTAGAAGTTGTTCATGCCCCTATTATACATCCGCAAGCTAGGGTTGCAAGCCTGAAAACACAATTCCCCCAAAATTTTGATCGTCGTAAGTGCTTGTCCTACAAAGGGTTACGATTGGGGCCCCATGCGGTGATATAAGTACTTACTAGATAAGTAGTTATATCAACAGGGGGGGCCCCATTAATCTAACCCATTACATATCAATAGGTTAGAGAAATTTACATAGTTTTCATGAAATCTTTGTATGATCTTTGTAGGTAAGGGGTATGTTAGGGAGTCATCTTTACAAAGGAGATCAGAGTCCTTTATAAAGAATCAGATAGAACTTTATAAAGAATCAGACATAAGTTTATAAAGAATCAGATAAAACTTGAAATAAGTTGTGATTTGGTGTTTGTAAAGTGGCATACACAACATATAGTGGGTGGGGGGCTAAATTTCGGATATTTGTATGGGGTTTTAGCCAATCAAATGAAACCTACCCACTATATGTTGTATATGTGAGATGCTCAAAATGTATTTCAAAGTGGTTTAAACTTTGAAATACATCAGAGTTAAGTTCTAAATTCATGTTTTTGGCATTGTAAAAAGTAAATATTAATCAGAGTTTTTTGAGAAAAGTGTGGTTTTTTGGGGTTAAGTTAAATTTGACTTTTTGGTAATAACCCCTCCTAACAGCCTATACTTTGACTTTTTGGTAAACAAAAACACCTCAGATTCTAAATGAACCCAAGGTGTGATTTACTTTTGATCTATCTATATGGGGGGTAGGGGGTATCTCAAATATTTGACTTTTTGGTAATAATATAAATTAATACCTTATTTTTACCTTCTACTTTTAGCTAAATAATCAGCAATTAACCACATACTTAGTAAGAATCCTAGTCCTATACTTATTGTTATTAGTGTATCAATCATTTAGTATAAGTATTCTTTGATGTTATTATTAGATTCATTAGTATTGGATTTAGATTCATTACTAGGAGTAAGCCTCTGGACATTTTTGTGGTGAGGTCTTCATTCGTGTCCTCAAATAGCTTTTCATCGTCATTGGATGTATATCCAATAACTTCTAGTATGCAATGCGTTATTTCATGCAAGAGTACTTCCCTTGCTTGTTCGTTATGCATTGCTGAATGCAGATATATTGTATGTGTACCTGTATTCGTAAATCCCCAACTTAAGTTATCTCCTAAGTTGTCGGTTATTATTATTTTATACTTAGCGTAACCTAGGTCTACTTCTGTTATGTTTGCCCTTTGGAGAAGGTTAAATATATGATTTATGTCTTCTTGCATGATGAATAGCCTCCTCCCTATTTAGGCTTTCAGGTGTCTTTCATTTGTGCTAGAACCTCTAATACTTTAGATTGCGCTAATTTAATTGCTTCCAAATAACTCTTGGTTTCGTTAATTAAAATCTCGTCTCCCATGGCTTTATTTAAAAGACTAAGGGCGGCAGTTTCTAAAGTCGGATGATACTCCTTAGGTAACTTCCAACCACCTTTGGTTAGTTGACCTTTAAATTTACCTTTGGAAATAACCTGACCTGAGTCCTGCCACTCTTCAATACACCAATTAAAAGGGTCAGGATGCGTGATTCTGTACTTCATTTAATCTCCCCGTAAATACCGTCCATCGTAGAACAGAACTTATCTAACTCACTATCTTTTTTTTCATCCTTTTCTACCTTTGCTTTGGCAATACCATCCTCAACTCCAGCTTCATAGATTAGCAGGTTTTGTAGGCTAGTAGGATCCATTGGTTTAGGATCTTTGACTCCAGTCTCATGGAATAGCAGATCTTGGTACATTTGTTTGTACTTAAGATACATTGTATTGTAGTAGTCAGCTTCTTTGCTTACCGTCTCTAAGTCTTTATTGAGCTTATCTACCATCTTGATAAGGTTATCTACAGACTTTTGTAGGATGTATTCTTGTGTATCGTTCATTTGATTTCCTTTAGCTTGTTGGCTACTTTTTCTAGTTCGGATAGTTTCTTACCTAAGAGGTTACAGACTTCCTCTACGGGCATCTGGTCTTTAATTCTTTCTGGGAACTTATTTTCGATGTAGTCCACACACTTGTGCATATCTTCCATTGAGTTAAATGTTAGGGCTACATAGTCTCCCCCTATCCACCAACTAAATGTGTATGTCTTAGCTTTCTTCTTCATTGGTTTACGATTCCCTTGGATTGGTTTACGATTCCCTTGGGTTGCTTTACGATTTCTTCTTTTTCTGAACCAGATATCCATCCAAATGTATATCCTGCATTTGGACAACAGAGGGGTACTTTCTTTTGTGCATGAGCATATGCACGCTTAACTGATCTTTTGGTAGAATAAGACTCCATAAAACCTTTATGGCACTCTGTACACCCACCATATAAAACGAACTGGTTAGTGTTCGTTTCATCGGGGATAGCAAATCTCATAAAGTTTTTACGGCTTATCATCGGCTTACGGTTTAACATCTGTGATTCCTCGTTGTTGGTTTACGATTGCCTCTTGTGCGAAATCATAGTCCTGTAAATGCGGGGAGCTTGTGCCCATCCACTAATCGAGGGTATAGTGTAGAAGTGTTTATGCTCCCAGATGAAACAAACAATTGTATAACTCTCGTCTATACAACAAGAGTATCTTTTGTTTTGGGCACGAGTATATGCACACTTAAGTCCTCTTTTGGTAGCATAACGCCTCTCAAAGCCTTTATGGCACTTCGCACACTCACCGTACAAGATATATGCAGAATGAGTCTTAGCTTTCCTTTTCATTGGTTTACGATTGCCTCTTGTGCGCCCAAATCATGCAGCCATTTAATCCTGAACCATCCATGTGGGCAACAGGACATTCCTTTATTTCCTGCACGGGTACTTGCGTTTTTTACACCCCTTTGTGTAGCATACCGCCTCTCAAAGCTATTTCCACACTCACATTGCCCCCGCAGGATAAAAGGGAGTTTAATCGGCTCTTGTGCCTTTTCTTCCTTTTCCTGCGCCTCCTTGGTCTTTGCAGCGATTCTGGCGATCATGTACCGCTGCCCTTGGATGTAGTCCGACACAAAAGGTTGGTTGCTCATGGTTTAAAGGCTAGTGATCTCACAGGTGCAACCATGGGATTGTCCGTTTCTAAGGTTTCGCCCGATAAGAGCAACCTCGAACGGAGGATAGTATGTGAAGTTCGCTTGATATGTAAGCTGATCTTGGATGAATGCCACTACCTGATGAACTTGTTCCTCATTAAAACCAAATTCATCGGGGATGGTCAGCTTGATCGTGAAGTCTTTGTGGTTGTCGTTCATGGTAGGTACTATAACCGATCAGGAAGGGATAGTCGCGGGTTTTTTAGTTTTTTCTGAACAAATGCACCATAGAGCAGCCGGACACCCGAGCCTTGTCGAACACCCGAGCTTTGTCGTACACCCGAGTTTTGTCGTACACCCGAGCCTCGTCGAACACCCGTGCGTAGCCGTACACCTGAGCTTTGTCGTACACCCGAGCCTCGTCGAACACCCGTGCGTAGCCGTACACCTGAGCATAGTCTAGCACCTGAGCCATGTCGTACACTAGAGCGTTGCCGTATACCCGTCCGTAGTTAAACACCCGTCCGTAGTTAAACACCCGTGCATGGCCGTACACCTGAGCATAGTGTAGCACTTGAGCATAGTCGTACACCCGAGCGTCAGGGCCAATGTACGCAGTATCAGCTACTGTTGCAGTATCGGCCACCCAGCCCCCACCGTCTGGGTGTTGGTGAGCAGGCACAGGGCCATTACCATCTGCAAAATCAAAGGTTGTGATGCTCATGGTAGGTATTATAACCGATCAGGAGGGGATAGTCACGAGCTTTTTGAGAAATTAGTTAGGCTCAGTATACAATTTATACAAAGAAGTACATTGATCCTTCCAATACTTGATTTCTCGATGGGCAACAGTTAAATTTTCATCCTGATTATCCAAAAGCCTCCGAAGAGTGCAGATTAAATTCTTAAGTTCTTGGGCATCGTTGGTTTCAATGTCCTTGGGATTGTAGTACCCGTTTAGGTTAGGCTTCATGTTATTCATGGTAGGCAGTAGCCATTTTTTGTTCATAAAATCACTCCCACACGATAGGGGAGATTTCACAGGAGATGATCTCGACACTCAGGGGAGGGTATTCCGTGAAATCTGCGTCATGCTCCAACATATCTTTGATGGCTTGAACAGTAGCTTCCATGCCCTGCTCGTCAAGGGGGGAGTCATCGGGGCAGGTGATCTTGATGGTAAACCACTTGTAGTTGTAGCTCATGGTAGATACTATAACCGATCAGGAAGGGATAGTCACGGGTTTTTTGGGAAATTAGTTAGCATACATACTCCTTACCAAGTCCATAGCCACAACCATAGCCATAGCTATAGCCATCGCCATACCCATCGTCATCGCCATAGCCATAGCCAGAGTCATTGCCATAGCCATAGCCAGAATCATTGCCATAACCATAGCCAGAGCCATAGCCATCATCAAAGCCATAGCCAGCACCATAGCCATAGCCAGAGCCATAGCCAGAGCCATAGCGAGCACCAGAGCCATAGAGAGCACCATCGCCAGAGCCATCGCCAAAGCCATAGCCATAGCCAGAGCCATAGCCATAGCCATCGCCACTAACAGTCATATCACCTCTGATTAGCATAAATCACTCGTGAAAGCGCAGATGTGTTCGTTCCCATAGAAGTCTTCCACATAACCGAAGAAGTCTGTATCGGTTTCGAAACTTCTACGGAATTCTCCATTCCAAGATTCTGTTTCGTTACAGATAGGACACTTAGTCCAAGTATCATCCAAACCAGAATCAAGCAGGATATATGTTGCTTTGTTATTCATTGGTGGGGTTCCGATTTGATTTCATCACCGTTCCAAACCCTGCCATTTTGGATCGTCTTGTTCACCTGAATGATCCTAGGTGAGGTATCTTCGTCTTCATAGATAAGTTCTGCGGTATCAGCAACGAGGGCAATATCGTTGACCCGCTCTTCGATCCAGAAACCAGTCATCTCTTGACCAAAGCCATTGTCATCATCGACGCGCAACTTAACATCGTAAGTGCCGCCAACTCGGTCTGCCAGAACGGTTAGATCACGGATCAGTTGTGAGAGTCTCATGGTAGGTATTATAACCGATCAGGTGGAGGTAGTCACGGGTTTTTTGAGAAATTACTTACATCCTCCTCACCATAGCCATAGCCAGAGCCATAGCCATAGCCAGCGCCATAGCCAGAGCCATAGCCATAGCCAGAGCCATCGTCAGAGCCATCGCCATAGCCATCGCCAGAGCCATCGCCATAGCCATCGCCATCGCCATAGCCAGAGCCAGCGCTATAGACATAGCCATAGCCATCACCAAAGCCATAGCCAGAACCCCGTCTAGTCATATCACCTCTGATTAACATACATACTCCTTACCATAGCCAGAGCCATAGCCATAGCCACAGCCATAGCCATAGCCATCGCCATAGCCACAGCCATAGCCATAGCCAGAGCCACAGCCATAGCCATCGCCACAGCCAGAGCCATCGCCACTAACAGTCATATCACCTCTGATTAACATACATCCTCCTCACCATAGCCATAGCCATAGCCATCGTCAGAGCCATAGCCGGAGCCATCGTCAGAGCCATAGCCAGCGCCATAGCCATAGCCAGAGCCAGAGCCATCGCCAAAGCCATAGCCATAGCCAGAGCCATAGCCATAGCCATAACCATCGCCAATTCTAGTCATATCACCTCTGATTAACATACATCCTCCTTACCATAGCCAGAGCCATCGCCATAGCCAGAGCCATAGCCAGAGCCAGAGCCATAGCCATAGCCATCGTCAGAGCCATCGCCATAGCCATCGCCAGAGCCATCGCCATCGCCAGAGCCAGCACTATAGACATAGCCATAGCCATAGCCATCGCCATAGCCACAGCCATAGCCATAGCCAATTCTAGTCATGTTGCCTCGGATCAACATAGGTCAGTTAGCCCAAGGAGCCTTTTCCCAAGCTTTCACGGCTTCATCGGAAACCAGAGCGACTGCGGTAACATTCCGCACTTCAATCGTCGAGGGGGGGCCGACACGGCAATGCTTCGACGGGCCAGTTGCGGCGAGGCCAAAACATCCCTTCACATCCGCAGACCAATAGATAGCCATCCGAGCATCCTGCAAGGTGATGGTATCACCAGAGTAGTCGTCGGTGTAGCCAAAGAAGACTCCACGGTGAAGGGTAGTGACGAGGACAGGGGTGAGATTAGAGTTGTTATTCATGATTCTTTTTCTTTCTTGTTGTTGCTGCACCATTGCAGCAGGTATTATAACCGATCAGGTGGAGGTAGTCACGCTTTATTTATCTTTTTTTTCAAGATGTTTGACCCCGATATACAGGAACCAAACCATAAGTATTGCATATGGTATCCAAAAGTAAAGTTCTAAAGAGATGTTAGCCATAGGTAAGTTAAACTCCATTTAATAACTAACAAAGGCAGGACAATCAAAAGGAAGATAAAGATTAGCCCTCTTATCACCCAAAAGATTGTCCTGTTGAGTTTCATACAATCTCTATGTGCCCATTAGGTCTTGGGCCACCGTAAGTTCCACCCAAACGATAACTCATTGGGCCTCCATATAGATAGCAGTTCTTAACCAACCCATATCTTATTCCTGAAAGGGATACCATGGGTCTGGTTGCTGTACTAGATTCTGCACGGAACCTTTCGATAAGAACCTCATTAAAGCTATAGTTCCTACCTACCACATAAGTTCCATTTGTGACATCTGTCCACAATACCATTGCTCCGTTCTTTGTGTTAAAAGAACTGCAATCCTTGACTTCTAGCTTACCCGTGCATCCCACAAAGGTATAGTCAGAACCTCCGCCGCCATAATCCGACATTTCATTTGCAACACAGTTCTTTACACTAATGTTACCAAACTGTGATGGGCCTGAAGTTGGGCGATTTGTGATTTGCATGAAAGTTCTACCATTGCGAATCCCAGAACATTTATCAATTAAAAGATCCCCTTGTGGGTTGTCAATGTAAATGCTATGTTCCTGACACGGGTCAAAGTTGCAATCAGTAATTGTCCACTTCGCAGGGCCATGACCCCTTACACCCCATTTCATACCTTTGCCCAGCCAGTTAGTTCCTGTTCCGACAAAGTTACATTTATTGATTGTGATATGTCCATGCACCTCGTTCATTGCTGTGCGAATAGGTGCAAACTCGTTTTGATCGTTCACCAAAGTAAGATTTTGAATGGTAATTGAGTCTACCCCATTCAAAGTATCCCAAAAACGCAAGTTACCTATCTTGGAGTTACTATCCACTCCAGATAAAGTCAAACTTGTTATTGGACGATCCCAAAACACACAATTAGATTTATTTTGATATCCTGCGGGGCCACCAATATCCAAGCCAGTTAAATGACTTCCATGGATTGCAATTACAGTAGGATCTGCGAAATCCCCTGCCTTTCGCATTGCTGTGGCTAGTGGTGTACTAGTGGCTACTTCTGGTTGATTGTTTATACTATACCCTGTGGGTGTTACTTTGATATGTGTCATAAATTACCTTTACTTGTACTGATCTCGCCAATCTTTGCCAAATAGTGTAGGAACCTGCTTGGCTACAGTTTCCATCACAACTTCGTCAGGATAGTGTTTCAAAAGTCTCCTAGCCTCTTCCCTGATTTTAGTTGGAACTTTAGGCGTGACTTTCGGATTCAACAAATGGATTAAGAACATCCGAGTTGCATTGACCGATGCATATCTTTCATTACAAAGAGTCATGTCAGTCGTTTTGATCTTCGCCATACTTGGATCCCCAATCATTGTATCTATCAATGCTATCCTGCATACGCTCGATCATTTCCAAACTTTCCATTACTACTTGATGATAGTAGTTGATGGTCGTTTCGTAGTTAGGCTTGACTTTCTCATTCTCCAAGATGTGCCTGCATACAGATTTAAGATTAGTAGCAGCCACAGCGAGAGCTTGCATCGGATCGCGGTTGGATAGATCCATGACTTTCAGTTGGGCCAGCGAAGGGCGTTGGAGGTGTTGAAGGTGTATCCACTAGGTTGGATATCCCTATACAACCATTGGAAGTACAGCGTGGAGTTGGTGTTCAAGGTTTGCCAAGGAATAAAAGTACTAGCAGTACCATCAGGGCTAACCTGAACAGGCGTTCCCACACGGAAATAGTTATTGAATGGATTGATGCACATAGTACCGTTTGCAAACGGCACATTCATGGGCGTAGTTCCACACATAAGTTGTGCATAACCATTAGGAGTAGCATTCGTCAAACACATAGAATCCTGCGTAGGTTGGCAGAATCCCATATGTGCAACTTGCCCCGTGACATTGGGGTTAGATGTACAATAAATAGTTCCGTTTTGGGCTTGAGTCGTGAGGGTAAGAACAGCGATTGCGATCATGGTCTTCATAGTCAGTCTCCTTCTACTGGTTGAACCGTCAGGTTATTGAGATATTCCGTCAAATCCAAGGAATTTACAGGATTTAGTTTATACTGCACAACCTTGGCAGTAGCTATTGTTTCAGGCTTAAACCAACGCACTTGACGCTTAAGTTGTTCAACAGCATTGGTTTCTGTGTTTGTGAAATTAGTCATCATATACATATGAGGAGGTTTGGTGTCGTTAAATGTGATCTCGACTTGCCAAATCTTTCGTTCATTGTTGTTCATTTTTTGATACCTTTTCTGGGAAAAACTTAACTGCGATATAGGTTCCTAGGAAAGATCCTAATGCGATACTTACGATGTACCATGGGTTCTTCGTATATGCTATCACACCATATGAGAGTAGCACATACATAAAAGCTGCAACAATTCCTGCTTTTATTGCTGCTCTTTTACCGACATAGATATAATATACTGCGTACAAATAGTCTATGACGATGTAGGTTAGAAATAGGATTATTGCTATCCACCAGTTAAAAGGTTCAATCATCTAACTTCTCCGCGAAAATTATTGATACTATGTTGTGCATAGGAATTATCATTGTTTCATATGTTTTTGGTGCATTACCTTGTGAATCATCTCTTGGGATAACTGTTATCCAATGATTGTTCATGTGCAGTAACCAAAAGTAATTCCATGAATCTTCTACCCAAATAAGAGTTATCTTACTTGGGAAAGATACTGTGGGATCCGAGGTCATTCTGCTTTTAAAATCCATGCTGGCCTAGAGATTTGGTTTAGATGATAGAATGCGTCGATCCCATCAAAAGTAATTCTGTTTTTAATCTCATCTCTGGTTTCTGACCATGATTTAAGTTCACACCATTGTTTATGGTCGAACTCCCATTCAAAGGTAATGCTCACCTTGACTTTTTGGTTATTGGATTGCTTTGAGTTCATGGATAATTACCATACCTAACTTTTCTGCCAACTCTTTTTCAATAGTAGCTCCCTTGCTATCTTGCCAATCGCTTAAAAGATAGATGGCAGTACATTCCATCATCAGTTTTACGCTTTCATGCATATAATACTTCCATAAACCATCTACTCCAAACCATTCATCTTGATCTAGTTTTGGGTATGGAATATTGATAGGATTATAGATGATCGCATGAGGGTATACGGTTTGTAGATGCTTTTCAGCCTTGCTGAATTTAACATCTGCATTCTTGTCATTCGTGATTGATCCGCTAATATAAATCTTCATAGTGTAGTGTTTAGGATCTTACTAATAGCGTTGATTTCTTTGTCAATATTTCTCCAAGGAATATTTTCAATTGAAGCTAGAGCAAGACGATTAACTGTTCCATTGGGTTTAATAATTTCTGGATTGTTTACTACGATACTTACCAAATGCTTTTGGTAGTCGGTCATTTGGGTAAAGTAATCTTCAACAAGAACTACTGTGTCAACGGCAAAGCTAGTCTTACCATCAATAAAAGTGTCCGAGTTACTTACAGAATTAAAATCATCATTGTTAGACAATTCCTCAATACTTAGCATATTCTTTACCTCTTTTTTCTTAGTAATCTTAGCACCGCGATTAGCTTTATAGTTCCAAAGACAACTCTTCAGATACTTATCAAAAGATTGTGATTCAAAAAATTCATCGAAGGTTTGATTTGTTTTTTCAGCAAAGGTTGCTACAGCTTCGACTGCAATGATATCCAAATCTGCTTTCAAATCTTCGCTAGTACAAAGGATATCATCCCCTGAAATATGATAACCCACCTTATGTGCTAGACCTTTGTACTTGTCGTCCAACTTTTGCCATTGTTGCTCAGTCATTAGATTAGTTTTCATTGAATTTCTTTCTCCAAGAGGTTGATTTTGCGTTCCAGATACCAGTTAGCTTTTTTTAGATCTTGTAGTTGATTACCCTTATGTGCTGATCGTAGTACATATTTAACCACATTACCTAGGTGATAGTCAAGATTCTGGTCTTCTATAATGTTAATTACCTCGATCTTACCTACGGTGTAGTGTTTAGGATGGTTTACTTGATCATCTTTCATATTATTATCCTTGGATGTGTGCATAGTTCTCTTGTTGTGATGAGGTTGAAATATGGATGAAGTCTGCTTCATCTCTAAATTGTTTCAAATTTCTTACTCCGCAATAACTCATTGCAGATCTAATACCGTCACACATACTACTGATAACTTTATTAGTGCTTCCCTCTGGTTTTGTTTTAATCATTACCGAAACACCTTCTTCGTATGCTAGTTGTAGACCAGTAGCCTTCTTTGCATCCATAGAGGCCATTCCCCTAAAATTGGTGAAACCGGAATTAGGATCCCAGTTAGGGGTTTTGTCAGTTCCTGCAAGCATACCCCCAATCATAACGAAGTTGGCACCGATTGCAAGAGCTTTTGCTGCATCCCCAAAATTTTTAATACCTCCATCCGCGATGATAGGGATTTCAGTATCCATTAAACGAATCTCGGCCAAAGCACCGAATTGAGGATACCCACATCCAGTCTTGATACGGGTTGTACAAGCAGAACCTCCACCAACCCCAACCTTAACGATGTCTGCCCCCCAATTAAATACATCTTCAACCCCAGTTGGAGTACAGACATTACCTGCGATTACGATATTTCCTGTATCATAATCACTAATGAACTTTAAAGTTCGTTCCATGTTTAGGGAATGCCCATGTGCAATATCAACGCACAATGAGATATTGTGTTTGATAAAAGTTAAGATTCTATCTTTATCTGTATCAATAGAACCAACTGCTGCAAAGACAGGCATTACTTCTTGTAGTTTAAGTACTTCTGCAACTGGAAGATTGCGATGCAAAATACCAATACCCCCTACAGAATGCATATACTTAGCCATTTCAATACCAGTAATGGTATCCATGTTAGCTGCACTGATAGGGATTTGCAGTTTAGGTTTATTTTTTACATGATCACCTAAACCATAGTACGGAACTAAACTACATTCATTTCTACTTTTAATAGTAGAATACTTTGGGACGATGAGAACATCGTCATATGATACTTGTGTTTTATTCATTGGACGGGCCAGAAGTATTCGATGGTTACAGCGGTCTCTGATTCAATGCCCCAGTTGAACTGGGAGTAGAAGTGGGGGTCTTTGCGAATCAGGTTAGCACGATGGCTGTACCAGATCCTGTAGTCATTCAACCAAGGAGGCATGATGAGGTTGCTATCATCACGCTTTTCCATGGTGTTCTTGTAACCCCTACGAACCCACTCGTCAATACACACATTCATATACTGTGCAAGGGCTGGAGCATACCCTTCCCACATCTTAAGTGCGGGATGGCTACGCCAACCTTTAGTGGTCGTGCGATTAGTAAGAATATTGTGAAGTTGCATCGCCTCAACACGCTGCTTGCCGAGACGGCGATAGTCCAAGCAGCGTGCAGACTCTACAAAGTCAGCGTAGGGTAGGAAGGTTTGCATGGTCGTACCCATTATAACAATACAGTCGTAGTTCAGTCACGCAGATTCCCAAAAAATTATTAAATTTTAAGATCAATAGTTCTACACCCGCCACATCCACAATCAGGCCATCTTTTTTTCGCAATATCTATAGCTTCTGATTGTGTAAATGCTTTAATAAGTTCCACACGCTTACCCCAACCAGAAGTTATCATTGTTACTTCATACCATTGCATAAAAGTTAGTCCTTAGTTTAATATGATTTTTATTATCAATACTTGCATTCGTCAGATGAAACATACACAACATATGTTCCAATCATATCTTTATCAATATTTGTTATTTTTTTATTCAAGAATTTAGAAACATATTTTTCAAAGCATAGATAAATGCCCTTCTTTTTATCATATGTTTCTGATGCCGAACATCTAGAAGTTACAGAAAAAGGTAATCCATTCTTAACAAAAGTAAGAACTGTATACCCTCCATTCTTCAAAATCCTCTTTTTATCGTAGTTACGATAATGATTGATCTTGAATTGGAATTCTTCTAGATTTGTAAATCCTTGTGTTTCTACTATTTCAACTGTTTCCATATTAATTTGACTTTTTGGTAAATAGAGTTGGTGAGTTCGGAGGGGATCGAACCCTCGACCTACTGGTTAAAAGCCAGTTGCTCTACCGACTGAGCTACGAACTCGTGTATGGAGCAAGTAAAGGGACTCGAACCCTTGTCTTCAGCTTGGAAGGCTGAGGTAATACCCTTATACGATACTTGCATGGTACGCTCGACAGGATTTGAACCTGTGGCCGTTTGATTAGAAATCAAATGCTCTATCCAACTGAGCTACGAGCGCGTGTATTGGTAGCCTAGGTGAGACTCGAACTCACACTTGACAGATTTTAAGTCTGTTGACTCTGCCATTGGTCTACTAGGCCATGATTGTGAAAGAGGTGGTAGGAAGGTTGTTCTGCCAGTCAACCTTACGGTTTGACTCTTCCTACCTGATTGGTGCGACTGGGTGGGTTCGAACCACCGACATTTGCTTTATAAGAACAACGCTCTAACCGACTGAGCTACAGTCGCGTGTGCTACTCTTTTATAATAGCCTAGATCTAGCCTTTTTAAAAACATATAGTAAAAAAAAGATACCATTTTGTTGCTGTTAACAAAATGGTATCTTTTATCTTCTAAATTAGAATTTTGAGATTACCTATTTCTTAGTGCTCTTCTTCCTAGATTTCTTTGAATCGCTTCTACTCCTCTTTTTGTACCTGCTTGAACACCAACCTCAGGACGCTGACCTTTTACTTCAGTTCCAAACATAGCTGCTTTCTTAGCTTTAACCTTTAGATTTTCTTCTTCTTCTGGGGTTTTAGGTTTCGTAGCGTCCTCTGTTCTACCTATCTTTGCTATGACTGCATCTTTTTCGGCTTTATTTTTTTTATTTCTTTCAAGCAATATTGATAATACATCATTATATGTTAAATTAGAGGAATCTTCTCGTGCTGCGGCTGCTTTGCGTGCTGCGGCTGCTCTGCGTCCTTCATTTCCTCTTATAAATCCCTGCTGCATAACTTGGGGATTAACTTCTTCTCTTCTTTCCCTACTCGCGCTAACTTTATCTGATTCTTTTTTGGAGGCGGCGAGGAGTTTGGCTTTTTTTTCTGGTGATATTCCTTTTTTTTCAGCTTCGTGGCGTAATCTTACAGCTTTCTCTACACCTTCATCTTGTCTGTCTTGACTTTTTGGTTCTGGGATTGGAGATACTTTACTACCTCCAGAACCTCTATCAGCTTGCTTCTTTTTAAGGCTACGCTTCATACCACCTTTCTCTCTTCCAGTTAGAGGTTCCTTAGCTGTTTCAGGAGAAGGTGATTTACTACGGAAAGGATATTTTCTTCTTTGTTCTGTAGCCCCTTCATAATCCTTTCCAAAGCGTCTTTTATTTCTTTCTGATTCTACTGCTTTTCTAACTTCTTCTTCAGATTTACCTTGGCCTCTTAATTTATCAGCCATGATTTTATCAGCTTTGGCTTCTAAAATACTTGATATCAATTCATTATTGTAATAATTTTCGCTCATTTTAATCACTCTTCTTCCTTTTTAACTTTTTTCTTAGTTATTTTTATTTCTTCCTTAACCTGTACTACTTCCTCTACTTTGGCTGGTTCTATAATTTTAATAGGCTCTACAGTAACTTTTTTTTCCTGTAAAGCGGCATCTCTAAATTTTTTAAGTGTTCCCATTATCTTCTTCCTCCGCGAGCAGCTTTTATGGCATTAATTCTTGATCTAAAAGTCTGTATTTTTGTTGGTCTTATAACTTTTAATTTGCCCATAAAGCCCTCTTAGTTATATAGACAAGAAGCCCACAAATTTTGTGAGCTTCTTATTAAAAAAATTATTTAACATTATCCAAAACCCAATCAACCAAACTTAATTTATTTATTGAAGGGTATCGGCCTTGTATTGTTTTTAAGGCACACTGTAGAACTAACAGTTTTTCCTCCAACTTCATTCGTGGGTGTAATCTTATTCTCTCCCCCGACATGAATTTCCAGTACTTTACTTGCTGTTTCTTTTTGTTGCTTTTCTTCATTTTTGTTAAAAACCACTGGCCTGCCATCTAAAAAGTTTACCTTAAACATTGGCTTCTTTTTGGAAGATGTTTGAAGCATACTTTCAGCTAATATAGTTGCTATGTTATTTTTTATGTATCTTGCTACATTTCTTGCCCCATACTCATAAGAATACGAGTTATCAATAATATAGTCTATAAGTTGATCAGTTATTTCTACTGGGTATTTAGATAGTTTAATAGTTACAATCTTCTTCACATCTTCCTTCGATAAGGTATTGAAAAAGATTATATCATCTATTCTATTTATGAACTCTGGATTAAACTTCTTTTTAATAGATTCAAAAATAGTATTTTCTATGGCCTTTCGGCTAGGCTCGTTTTTTCCAAATCCAATACTATTGTATTTGATTTCAGAAACTCCTTGATTTGATGTAAAGATAAATAACGATTTGCTGAAGTCCAATATGTTACCCATATTGTCCGTACAGGTTCCATCATCCAATAAGGATAGCAGGAAGTCTTGAAACTTACCATCAGCCTTTTCTATTTCATCAAACAGAAATACCCATTTATTAGATATCTCAGCCTTTTCCTTCAAAAGGCTCTTATCAGTATGCCCAACATATCCCGGAGGTGATCCAATCAGTTTGGCATACTCATGTGCTCCTGCATATTCTGCACAATTGATTTTGAAGAAATTACCGCTAAACTTTTCTCCTATGATCTTTGAAAGTTCTGTTTTCCCTACTCCAGTTGGACCAACAAAGAAGAATGTGGAGAAGTTAGATAACCCTGCGGACATCAACTTTAGATGCTTGATTAAAACCTCTACGGCGTGGTCTTGACCTACAATCTTATCTTTTATATCCTTCTGCAACTTAGTAAACCCATCCAAACTTTTAATGTTTGGGGTGTTTGGATTCACTTGTCTGACAATCTTTTTCTTTGTTTCTTTGGCTAACTTTAATTTTAGATTAGCAGCAAGATTCTTTAAGAATTGATTTGGCTCCTCAAAATTTGTCGTTTGCATAAACTTCTCTGTATTGAGGTCTGTGCAAACAAAGTCTAAGGATAGCGGTGGATATGCTGATGTGACAGCCAAATACATATTAGCTATCAACATTTGATAGGATTCGGAATCTTCACCTTCCGAATATTCTTCTATGATCTTGTCATAGTCCACGATTAGTTTCTTAGATACAAACTCTTTGTATTCGTGATATACAAAAGCAGATTCTATCTTAGATATCTTTTCTCTGATTTGAGTGTAAAGTTCTTGTTCTTCTTGTAAGGAAAGAACCTTAACCTGAAGAACAAGATCCACTGTTTCACAGACTAACTTGTATGTGTTTGAATCACTCATCTATCATATTGTCCAGTTCAGAAAACACAGATGTGATTGAGCCACTTGCTTTTGTTTTTTCTGGTGCTGATTCTTCATTCAATTTACTCATCAAAGTAATAACTTTAACTGTATATTGTTTTGAAGATTGAGCCACTTTAAGACAATCCACCATTAATGCTTTAGAAACATTGTCTGCTGGATTCTCTTCCACACGCACCCTGAAATAACGGTGTGCATCTAAAGCTAATTGTCTATCCTCTTCGGCTTCCTCAATTAGTTTCTTAGCTATCTTCTGTATTCGTGTCTGGGCGAAGTGTTGTGTTTTGGGAATATATGTCGTAACCATAACTAGCCCTCCATTCAATATTATCTAGGTATTCTGCCATCTTTACAGTGCAGTAATAATCAGTTAAATCTTTAAACTGCCAAAATGGCATAGGGATACCATCTTCGGTAATTGAAAATTCTACAGGCTCCCATTCAAAGATTAAATGGGTATCCAAAGGTTCATTGTTCGTTTGGTTTTCGTTCATCATCATCCCTTAAAACTTTTTCTACTTCTTGAAAGGTATTTCGCCAATCCTCCGAGGAGGAGCCTTTATCTCCTTTTACCCTCGGAGGTTGGCGACGAGGTTTAGGCTTAGGGCGTTTATTACCACCATATTTATAACTATCTTCTGAGTTACGCCTAAAAGTCTTTCCCATTTCAGTCAGCAGATTGAATAAACTCTCTAAAAGCTTCCTCACGAGAAATGCCTCTTTGCAACTGCTCCTTGGTCATTCTAAACCTTTTACCAGTTGCTTCGGTATATTCCTTAATTGTGGAATACTTACAGGGAGTATTTTGGGTATTCTTAACTTGTGTATTTGAACTAGGTTGAGGTGTTTGCATAATATTTTTCTCCTTGAACAGATCCTTAAAAGCAGAATCAATAAGGGACTCCAATTGTTTGTACAAATCTTGTTCTCTCATGGTGTTCCCTTACTTAAATTATAGTAGTGTTCTTCCCTTTATTTAAATAAATTTAATTAATTCTCGTATGTGTTGAAATGCTTGTTCTTTATTATTTTTTAACATTTCAATAAAATCTTTAGATTGGAACTTCTTTTCTGTGCCAGAAACAGTATACCATGCACCTGATCTCTGCACTAAATTATCCTGTTCTAGCAAAGGTAAAAGTCCTGTAAAAGGGCTAATCCCATCATCGTAAATTAATTCAAACTCGCATTCCTTAAAAGGAACAGATACTTTGTTTTTCGTATTCCTTATAGATCCCTTAATGCCTATAACCTTGCCTGAGTCATCCTTAATTAGGTCTGAGGTCTTATTAGAAATGGTCTTTAGATTAACCCCGAGATAGTATTCTAAGGATTTACCTCCCGCTGCCATTGTGTCTGGGCTACCATACATTACACCTACTTTATTTCTTATTTGGTTAATTATAACTAAGGCAACCTTGTACTTACGCATCAAGGGATTTATCTTCCTTAGGCAGGATCCTGTGGCTTTGGCCCTTACTGCTCCCTGCATATTATTGGCTTCATAACCAACAGCTTCGTATTCTGCCTTAGAAGGGCTTACCGCAATACTATCATAAACCACGACTATCGGAGTATCCTTATCAGACTCCCTTATAGATTTTATGGTGTCTTCAATTACATTGAAACAATCTTCAAGAGTTTCTGGAGCAGCATAAATTAAAGTTTCTGGATTTAACCCCAATTTTTCAGCAAACTTAGGGTTATAAGCATTTTCGCTATCGACAAGCATTGTATAGTATTTCAATGCTTGCGCCTCTCTTAAAATGTGAGTAGCAAATACAGTTTTAGCTGTAGATGCTTCCCCATGAATTTGAGTTATCATACCTACAGGAACTCCTTTAGTATAATCCCCAGATATGATTTTATTCAATGCATAACTACCAGTAGGTATAAACCCTAAGTCGGTAGTTGTGTCAGACAGCAATCCTGCGTTTTTTAGTTTTTTCAAAACTGATTGATCCATTAAATTCTCCACTGTAAACCACATTTGTGATTCCGTACTTGTTAATTAAAGCTTGGCAAAACTTACAAGGCTTTGCCAAATTATTGTTTTTTCTGTAAATGTAAATGGTAGCACCGTTTAGATCTAAACCCATTCTAATAGCCTTATAAATGGCGTGCCCCTCTGCATGAAGATTCATGTATTTACCTGATCCAAACTCGGGATGTGTCTTCATGATGTTATGAGCAGCAGAAAGGATCTTATTGCCTCTAGCAATAGCAGCTCCTATTTTAAATCTAGATCTAGACTGATAAGCTTGTTTTTTGGCTACACGCATCGGCGGCGGGACATCATCCATAAAAAAACTCCTACCAACTTATTAGAGTTGGTAGGAGCCAATAATTACCTTTTTTTTCAGTATGTGACATACTGGATCTTATCCAACGATATGTCCCAATAACTATTAAATTCATATGCCATGCCTGAATTGCCCCAAGGATGTTCTATCTGTGGGAATGCACCAGACTTGAATGTTAGCTCAACTACACCATCAGGGTCTGTAAAAGTTTGTAGATAGAATGGATGCTGTATGATACAAACAGCTTCTGTCCAATAGTTAGGCTGTAAGCAGACACTCCACTCCGTAAAATCTATACCACCACTATCTCCTTGGAAGTCTAGCGTACCATCAAAAGGAGCAATATATCCGTAGAAGCAGTCATCTATTGTTATACTAGGGAGTTGTGATAGGGCTAACATATTACCACCCTCTGTGGTTGCCCAAGCCCAAGTATACCAATTAAATCCCCAAGGTAGGCCGTTCAATGGATTTAGTGTTCCGGGGTTGCCAATCTCATTTGTGGGATCGTTCCAGAAATGGGTTGGATGCAAGTTCTCATACTTGCCTGCCCAACTTATATGCCACCGCAACTGCAATCTAACTTCCCGTAATGGAGCAGTGCCTGTGTATGCAGGGAATCTTAGGAACTTAAGATCACACTCTTGATCCTGACCGTAGTAGAACCAACAATCTTGAGTTCCTTGTAACTCTACAAAATCGTAATCCAAACCATTTGTCGTAGTGGCTGGATGGCTCTGTGGAGTTACCTCAACAATCCGGCCTCTCCTGACCTGAGAGATTAGAACAGGGACTGCCACCATTAATGCTATAACTACACCTAGTAAATATTTTCTCATAATTTCACCTATTATCTCCAGATCCTTTAATCTTATTGCGATTCATTCTATCCTGTAGTTTTATAATGTTGTCTGAGGCTACTGTGTTCATGTCTAGATCCAAATCCGAGCAGACTGCTGCAATATACCAAAGTACATCACCTAGCTCTGATCTTATCTGTTCTTTATCTTCAGGAGAGAAGAAACCTTGTGAATCTCTAAGTACTTTTTTAACTTTACCACACACTTCTCCTGCCTCAGATGCAAGACCTAGTGTAGGGTATAGGATTCGATCCTTATAAATTGCGTATTGTTTAGCTTGTTGTTGGTATTGACTAAAGTTCATATTGGTATTAGAGTGAGGTTGGTTACTATTTTCTAAATTATATAGGTAATCATGATTTATTTTTTTTATACCAATCCTCATAAGGTCCTGTAGGGCATTTAACATCTTCAACGACACGAGTATATCCATTAGAAGACATTAAATGATATATCAAGTTTTTTTGTGTCGGACCTATTAAGTATGAATTATGTTCTATGGTAAATAGATTAACATCCCATTTTAAAAATGGAAAACTTGCTAGAACATTATATTCATGACCTTCTATGTCTAATGACATATAATCTATACTAGAAGGACATTTTGCTAAGGTTAAAATAGAATCTAATAAATCGCAAGAAACAGAATTATAAACACTTCCATTTTGAGATGGATAAGTATTAATTCCATTAAATACGCAAAAACCAGAATAAGGCATTACCGCTTTATTTGTAGTTTTACAAGATCTATTTTTAATTAGGTTTGCATAAAAATTAGGATTTGCTTCTATACATAAACCATCCCAAAGTAGTTCTTTTTCTAAGAAATAAGTGTTACTGGATTCGACTCCATCATAAGCACCAACATCTACGAAAAATCCATTCTTTTTATCCTTAAGAATATTTCTAACCCATACTTCTTGCCCTGCTTGATTATAAGAGTTCATGTTATTGCTTAGGGACCCAAAGGTCCATAAATCCTCCTGATATATTAGAATTTTTTAATTCGTAATTAATTGATTCAAAAAATTTATTAAACTTATTAGGTGGACATACCAAAGGATAACCATGATTTAAATTTTCAATAAAAATTATAGGTTTATTTCTTAATATCGTATCCCTTGCACCCTCTAAGACCTTTAATTCGTGATTCTCAACATCTATTTTAATCATAGTTACTTCATTAAGATTTAATGAATCTAAAGTGACTTTATTAACTGTCACTCCCACATCTACTGGATTATGATTTGGGAATTTATCGCTCTCTAAAGTAAAACCTCCAAAATTAAAGTCTTGTGTATTATAAACTTTAGCTGTGCCCTCTTCATTACTTAAAGCATATTCTTTTACAAGAATATTCATACCTTCTGTATTAGACTTTAATAAATGTAAATTGACTGGGACTGGCTCAAATGATATTACTTTTGAGCTTTCTAAAATATTAGCAAAAAATATTGAATGATTTCCTACATTTGCTCCAATATCTAATATTACTTTGTGTTTTGGGTAATTTTTTAGAATCCATTCTAAAAAATCAACCTCATAAAATGTTCCTGTATTTATGACCGCATAGCCTATAGGATCGTTAGGAAACACATTAACTGACATTTTTAAAATTATTGTATTTTAATGGATATCTCATTTTGTTATTACCTCAAATCTAGGGCATGGTACAATAAATTTCCCACCATTATAAAGATAATTAGATTCTCTTTGGCAAAATTCATTAATGAAGTGCCAAGGTAAAACTAACATATAATCAGGTTTTTGCGCTCTAACATACTCTTCAGAGTATATAGGAATATTTGTTCCTACAGTTTTATGCCCATATTTTTGTGGTTGTCTTTCTGCTATTCCTTTAATTAAAGTATGATCTAATCCAAAATATTGAAGTAGAGTATTTCCTTTTGTCGAAGCACCATATGCCCAAACTGATTTACCAGCAGCAACTTCAGTTTTTATAAAGGATACCGTTTGCTCCTTTAACTTTAGCAATTTTTTGTACCAATTTAAATAAGTATCTGGATTTTTTAAGTCATACAATTTTTCATTATTTAATGTAGCTTGAACCCTAAAATTACACACATCTCTATAGGGGGATGTACCAAATAATGTAGGATCAGCAATATTTTTTTGTATGTAAATTCTAAAACTTCCTCCGTTGATATCATTTAATTGACAATCAACAATCTTAAAATTAGTTTTATCTAATAAATATTTCATGGTTTCTAATGAGTAATACTCCAAATGTTCATGACAAATATTATCAAATGCTAATTGATCTAACATCAAAGGAAGATAACTCATTTGCACAACCCACAAACCATTATCATCTAAAGACTTATAAATATCTTCACAAAATTTGATTGGATCAGGCAAATCGTAAAACATTGCTATCGAAGTTATAACTTTAGCTTGTTTATTTACTTTTTCTTCATATGCTTTATAAGTAAAATAATCGTTAATTATAATATTAGCATGATCATATGCTTTTTGGCAATTATTTTCTGCTGGATCAAATCCAACAGAAAAAATAAATTTTGGTACAGCGGATAATAATGTACCATCGTTACACCCAATATCAATCCAAACATCATCAGATTGTAATTTTACAAGACTTTGTATATTTCTTACTAATCCATGAAGTTCATCTGTCATTGTTTTATTAGTTCCAGAATGATACCAATATCTTTTATACATTTTATCAAAATCAGCAG